GCTGTTGAAATCGTGGTGGACAAAGCACGGGCGGGGAGCGTTTATGTCTCAGTGCATAGTAATCAGTGACATCCGCACAAAATCACTGGCTATCAATGCCATTACCAATTTACCGCTTGAGCCACGCCACCAGATCACGATTGCACTGCACAAGCGCAAGCGTGGCAACCAACAAAATAGGTTGATGTGGGCTGCGCTGAATGACATCAGCAAGCAAGCATGGATTGATTACAGGCGGTTTAGCGCGGAGGTGTTACATGAGCATTGCAAACGTGAATTTCTGCCGGAAACCTGCGCTAAAGGCGTGGAAAAATGGGGTTATCTGCCAAGCGGGGAGCGGATATTGATCATGTCTACCACGGATTTGAACACAGCCGAATTTGCGGATTATATGCATCAGGTTTTTGCTTTTGGTGGCGAGTTGGGGGTGGTGTTTGAATCCAGTTTATAAAAAACGCTTCGAGCAACGGACAATTTTTACTGCTAACCAATGAAAAAAATCATGCAAAGCGCAAAAATGCAAAATTGCACCGTCAGATTGCCTGAAGTGTGCAATGGAGACCCACAAACCACTGTTTTTGCTCATGTAAACGGGGTACGTTTTGGCAAGGGCATGGGCATCAAGAGCAAGCAGGGGGCGTATTGTTGTAGCGCATGTCATGATGCTATCGATAAGGGCATTAGGCCGTCATGGATGACAAAGCAAGATGTGTTGCTGGCGCATTATGAGGGGGTCATTGAGACTAACACCCTCTTAATTGAGCTGGGATTGATTAAGATTCAATAATTTTATCTTAATAATTTTCAGTCGGTAAAATCCAGCTAAATAAAATAGCTTGTTTAGTAACCGAGTCATGCCAATGAATTTCTACCCAAAATTTTGTAAGAAAAACAATTTGATTTCCTTCGTCGTCGGTTTCCCCATCGTTTTGTACGCATCCATACTCATCATTAATTAAATTGCAATAAATGGAATCTAATTTTTTATTAGAATCAAACGTGTTGGCTGGTAGCCATTCATCGATGTTGTTTATTCGGTGAGCCGCAACAAAACGCGCTGCAATTTCAATTCGAGTTTCGTACATTTTTATTCCCCTTAATCTAGTCCAATAGCCAACATGCCAAAAGTGCAAGCTGATCGGTAATCAGTAAAATGATCGCACTTTTTAACGCCATTGCTGTATGTGACAATGACACTCCAAAAATTGCTGTTTTTGATTGGCTTTACAACGGATTTGTTGCCATTCCAAAAATAATTCACTTTTTTAATAATCATTTTTGCCCCTTAAAATTTAGCTTTGATAGCCTCTACAATATCGGCCCATTCCATATTCCATTTGTTAGCAAAAAAAATCTGTACAAAATACAAGATGGCGAGCTGATTAATTTGGGTCATTCCGTAGACCTTGATAGCTAATGCTTTGTAATCCGCATTAGTGATGTCGTCGATGCTCTCAGCACCCACGTTATCAAGCATATCAGACGCTATCCGGGCAGGTATGCCATGCGCCGGAAAATAGCATCCGGCATAGACGTTTAATATTATTGTCCACTCCTCAATATCCAGATCGGGTAGTGATTCTCGGAGTAGGTATCTAAACTGATCAACCGTGGCATTAACCGCCACGCTCCAACGGGCCTTTTCGCCAAAGTCAAGCTTGGCGGTGGTTGATGTTATCCAATCCGCTGTGCGTTCAGATATGTAAAAAACCTTGCGGTTGCTCATTATTTTCCCCAAAAATTAAAAAAATTATGCCGTCCTTGGCCTTGGTTTTAGATTGCGTAGTCAAGAGCTGCCGCAACTTTTTTTAGCTCATGCTCGTATTTTCCGGCCTTGGCTAAATCCGATTTTACAAAATCGTGTATTTGAGCAGGGCTATAGCTGCCTTTTTCGCTCAATCCAAAATCTGAACAAAATTCCCGGATTCCGGTATCACAAAATCCAAGCGATTTGCACAATGCCCAGTTGATCGGGCTGTTTTTTGCCACCGCTTTAGCAGTGGTTTTTTCATGAAGCCCTTTTATGGCATATCTGACAGTAGCGGCGTGGTAGGTGACATCACCTACCACAGCGCAGTAGTCATAATGAGTGCCAGCTAGGGTGCGCTCATAAACGCTAACACCTAGGATTGTTCGGATAAGCCGAACATCAAATGCGGTGTTTAGCTGCACCGCTTTAAGCGCTTTTGGCACTTTAACGGGCTGCACCAAACCGGATTCGATAAGGGCTTTTATAACCCAATTGCCGGCCCAACTGGACAACTGGACATCCATTTTTATTGTTCCGTCCGGTGTCCATTTCCGGATTTGAACGGTTCTGCCATCCACGGTTTTTTTTCCGCCGTGTGCGCGGTGCCACGATTTGGAATAAGCATGGTTATCCCAGCTCACGTCCTCATGAGAGCTGATAATCCAATCGCCCAAGCGGGAATGTTCCCAGCTGCAACCGCCCCGCAATTGGTTTATTGCAAAAACTGAGGTGTCGCGTCCTAAAACTAATCGAGGATAACCTCGCTCAGCATCGAGCATTAGCAGTTCATGTTCACGTTGAGCTTTTAATTCCCGAGCGTAACGAGCAGATTTTCTTTGATCTGACGTAAGAAATTCGCTGTTGCTCATCGGCTCACCTAGCCGGCACGGGCGTGTATTTGCCCATTCATAACGGTTTCTTGCTGTGACTGTCAATACCCGCACGAGAGCCACCACCCGCGCTTTTTTGTCTAGGATAGATTGTTGGATGGCACGGCATTCAGCCGCGCCTTTTTTTCCAGTCGGGTCGATGGAAAGGATTTCCTCGTGTTTTTGACGTATATTTAGAGTTGCATCGCCACGGATTGCGGCGATTTGATCTAATATTGATAATTTTTTCATGACATTTCCCCGTGCAAAATTTGCACATCAAAAACTGGTTACGCTGCCAGTCAGTTTGCCCGATGTGGGCTAGTCATTAGCCGCGCATAGCGGCTATGATAGCTATAGCTGTCCCTGCAATTATCATTGCAATTGCAACCAAAAAAACGCTCTCTTGAGCGTACAACGACTGAGCTCCCGACCAGTCAAATTCTTTTGTGCAATCTAAATATTTCATAGTAGCCTACCAATTTTAATAGCTAGTTAATCTGCCAGTCAGTTTGCCCACTGTGGGAAGTCAATTTCTTGACTTGTATATATAGTAGCACAAATATTTAATTGTGCAACAATTATTAAATTATTTAATTGATGTTTTGATTAAAAACAGATCCCATGCCGTTAGGCTAATTTCACGATCGCCTGCCTCGTACTGCTGCCACGCCCTCGTTGTTTGATGTATCAGTGCGGCGGCAGCGGATTGGGTTAAGGATGACGGGATGGATTAAATTCGCCCCCAAAAAAATACGACCGGTCGTCTTAAAAAACATTACCCCAAAATTTAGGCCGCTATCATTTTTGTATAAAAATTGATAGACTGCTAAAAATGTTTTTTTTGAGTCAAATTATGGCACATGCAAACGATCAGATTTTAGACAGCTCAGCAACTCCAGCGCGCTTGGTGCTGGGTACGCGACAGACATATAGCGCAGTAGTGTCCGACCTGACCCCATCCAACGCGGCAACGGACATTTTTACGCTGAGCGGATCAGCGACAAGGACAATATATGTGACCGCAATAGAGATCATAGCCGATGCGACGGCGGTTGGGATTGTTGATTTTTATCTGTACAAACGCACCGCCGCAAACACGGGCGGCACATCATCATCACTGGCCCCAACCCCGCACGACTCGCAAAATGCGGCGGCAACAGCCGTGGCTAAACAGTACAGTGCAAATCCAAGCGCCCTTGGCGCAGGCACTTTGTGGCGGGGCGGTCACTTGGCTTTGCCCGCCGCCACAGCGACAGGCTATCCGCAAACGCCCTGGCTGATTGATTTAAACGCGCACAAAGGCCAGCCGCTGGTATTGCGGGGCGCGTCGGAATTTTTGGCTGTCAATTTGGCGGGGGAATGGACGGGCACACCCGCAGGGCTAAGCGTTTACATAAACGCGGAGTGGATAGAGATTTAGCAGTGACAGCAGCAAAAGGCGTCGTTAAGCGCAAAAAAATTGAGATTAACCAAAAAGAATTTGACGGGTCAATTTACGATGCCGACGGCAATCTGATAGCCGCAAAAAAAAAGAAAAAAAAGAAAAAAAAGAAAAAACTGTCCAAAAACCCGTATTGCACCGCCACGGCAAAACACACGGGTGAGCGGTGCGGTTTTAGAGTCACCGACCCGACACGCACAGTCTGCAAGTGGCATGGCGGCACGCGCAAACGAGGCGTAGCACATCATAAAACCCCGGGCACTATGTACAGTAAATTTTATAATGACGATGACAAAGAGATTGCCGACAAAGCTAAAGCAGCTTTAGGCACGGTAGACAAAGAGATTGAGCTGGCCCGTGTTTATCTTGCACGCGCAGTCAAAGGCGCGGCGGAATCCGTGGATGATTTGCGGCTGGAAGAGATCGAGGAGTCGGACGCGGGGATTAAAAAAAAGCATCGGCGTACGGATTGGGACGCGCTGATCTTGCGTTACAGCGACCGCATTGACCGACTGGAGCGGACGCGCAAAGAGCTATTGTCTGACACTAGCTCAGACACAACGCTTGTAATCGTAGGCGGGTTGCCGGATAACACGGACTAATGCCGACGCTGACAATCCCGACGATGCACAAAGGACAGATTGAGGCGTGGCAGTCACGCGGTCGTTTTAGTGTCGTGCGGTGCGGGCGGCGGTGGGGCAAAACGGACTACGGCAAAATTTTGGCATGTGATGGCGCAGCCAAGGGCAGGTCAATCGGCTGGTTTGCCCCGTCATATAAAATCATGAGCGAGGCATACGAGCAAATCATTGACACGCTAGCGCCAATAAAATCACGGTCAAACAAAACTGACGGCGTAATACGCACTATCAGCGGCGGGCGGATTGATTTTTGGTCGTTGGAAAATGAGCAGGCGGGGCGGTCACGGAAATATCATCATGCAATCATCGATGAGGCCGCCTTTGCAAAAAACAGCACGATGGAAAATATTTGGGACAAAGCCATTAAGCCAACGCTACTGGATTTTAAAGGCCGTGCCACGGTTTTTAGCACACCGAACGGGATTGATGAGGATAATTGGTTTTATAGGATTTGCACACAAAAAGAGTTTGGCTGGTCTGAGTATCATGCGCCAAGCCACTCAAATCCCTATTTGCCGGCAGAAGAGTTGGCAAAACTGGAGGCGGACAATCACCCAATGGTTTACCGCCAAGAATATTTGGCGGAATTTGTCGATTGGTCAGGCTGTGCGTTTTTTGACACAGGCAATATGCTGGTTGATGGGACGGCGGTCAGTATTGATAACCCGGTAGATTACGTTTACGCGGTCATTGACTCGGCAACAAAAACGGGCAAAGAGCATGACGGCACAGCGGTCATTTATTGTGCAATCAGCAAATATTACGGGCATCCGCTGGTAATTTTAGATTGGGATATTGTGCAAATTGAGGGGGCATTGTTGGAAACGTGGCTACCAACGGTTTATGAGAATCTTGAATCCATGGCGGTTATGTACCGGGCAAGGTTGGGTAGTGCCGGGGCGTTTATTGAAGACAAGGCCAGCGGTATGATTTTGATCCAACAAGCGCACCGCCGCGGCTGGGCTGCAAATGCAATTGACAGCAAACTGACATCGGTCGGTAAAGACGAGCGGGCGATCAGCGTATCGGGTTATGTCTATCGCGGCATGGTCAAGCTATGCCAAACAGCACATGACAGGCTAGTGACATACAAAGGGGCTAGCCGCAACCATCTTTTATCACAAATAGCGGGATTTAGACCGGGCGACAAAGAGGCATATAAACGTGCGGATGATTTGTTGGATTGTTTTTGCTATGCCGTGGCTATTGGCCTAGGCGATTCTAAAGGTTTTTAATGAGCTATATTGACATAAACGATAACGGCGGCATGGAAACGCCACTGCAACAAATGCTGTTGGCAGATAACATTGAGCCGGGAAGTGAACCAAGCTATCAAATTTGCAAAACAATTTACGAATATCACCCGCTGGGCAAACGGCTGATAGACACCCCACTGGACATTGCAATGTCCAAACCGCGCGAGATCACAATACAGGATTCGCCGGAAAATTCGGTGGCTGAAGCATTTGAAAAAATGTGGAAATTAATGAACGCTGACACGCACATTAAGAACACGGCACGACTAGCGGGAATTTATGGCGCGGCAACATTGTCGTATGACGTGGACGCTATAAACCCAATAACACAAAATGACTACGAAAAATCCGACGTTATCCCACCCGATGAACTGCACAAATTAGTGCCAATTTTCCACGAATTTGACCCGTTAAACACTGCCGGCTCTTTGGTGCTGGAACAAAACCCGCTATCAAAAAACTTTCAGCGGCCGGTTGGCGTGACAGTGGCAGGTGTAAAAATACACCCGTCGCGGTGCTGTGTAATCATGAACGAACAGCCAATTTACATTAGCTATACGGGGTCTAGCTATGGGTATGTCGGAAGATCTAAATACCAGCGAGCGCTATACCCGCTAAAGTCTTTTATACAGTCAATGATTACGGACGATTTGGTGCAAGAAAAAGCCGGATTGTTGGTGGCAAAAATGCGCCAGCCAAGTAGCATCGTTGACAAGCTAATGCAAAAAGCGGCGGATGTTAAGCGGCAACTGCTTAAAAATGCACGGTCAGGAAACGTGTTTAGCCTGGATTTAGATGAGTCGGTCGAGTCAATCAATCTGACGCAAATATCAGAGCCGATGACGGTTAGCAGAAACAACATCATCGAAAACATAGCCCTTGCGGCAGACGTGCCAGCCAGCATGTTGACGGGTGATAGTTTTGCAAAGGGCCTAAACGAAGGCGGCGAGGATGCTAAAAAAGAAATGCGTTATATCGACACAGTCAGAGAATCAATGAATGGGTTATACGCATTTATGGACAAAATATGCATGAGATTGGCATGGACACCAGAATTTTACGACAACATTGTGCAAAAATTTCAGAACGATTACGGCGGCATGACATTTGACGCGGCATTTTACAAATGGTCAAACTCGTTTGAAGCAAAATGGCCTGATTTGATAGAGGAACGGGAAGAAACCCGGTTAAAAGCAGAAGAAATTAGATTAAAAGGTTCGGAAATCGTATTGGACAAAATGGCCCCGATGCTAGACCCGGTAAACCGTGCGGCCTTGATTGCATGGGTGGCAGACAACATCAATGAGCTAAAAATCACGTTTCCAAACAAATTAGAAATTGACGAAGAGGCTTTGGCGGCCTATGTGCCACCTGAGCCGATAGAACAAAGCACTGACAATGTGTATTAAATGCGCTTAAGCTTTAAGGCATTAGTACGCAATGCCGTGGCTGACATCATGGCACAGGGCTATGACAAAGCTAGGCACGACTGGGCATGGTGGATATTGCTGGCCTTGCGGCGCGATTACCCGCCAACCAAAAAAGCGGCTGAGCGGTTGACCGCAAGCTATCAGCGGGCAACACAACACGGCGCGATCAAAAAAATAGCCCCCCATGCAGGACAACAAAACATTGACCGAATCAAATACAAACTGGCGCAAGAGCTAAACGACACTATAAGAGCCGCTGACGATATTATCAATTTGCATAGGCAAACGGCAGAAGCCGACGTACAACGGCGGTTTATCGGCTGGGCATCCAGTGACCCGACAATAGTTGACCAGCGGCAAGTCACGTCATACATAGTCAAGCCCATGGTCGATTTGACCAAAAAAGAAAATAATGTGATAACTGACCAAAAAAGGAAGCTTGAACGCAAGGTTGCGACAATCATAGCCAAAGAATCCGGCGCAATAGCAGGAATATGGCACAGCAATTTTAGAGAGCCAGATTACAATTACCGTGAAGTCCATAAAGAACATGATTTGCAAGGCACGGTTTTTTTATTGCCGGACAATTGGGCAACCCAAAACGGATGGGCAAAAAAAACCAAACACGAACAGCCTGGTGAATTGCCAAATTGCAAATGCTATTACCGCAAATACATTTACAAGTTAAAAGACCTGCCAGAACATTTATTGACCGCCGCCGGAAGAGAAAAAGTCGAAAATGAACGAACTTGATATAGCCAAACAAATAGCCGCCGGTGAAATAGAATCGCCGCAAAAATGCGAAAACATGTGGCTGTTTGCCTTGCGTATCACCGGAACAGGCGTGGCGTATCGTGACAAACTGGACGAATACGTTTACAGGCCACCTGAAGAATATTTAAACCCTAAGTTTATGGAGCGGTGCGCGGGGCTACCGGTGATCTGGTTTCATCCTGACAACAAAACCGAATTATTAAGCTCAGAAGAGTATGGCAAGCGCAATATAGGCAGCATTATGTTTGCCTATAAGCTGGGTAATGAGGTGTGGGGTATTGCACGGATTTATGACGAAACTGCGGCAAAAGAAATGCAGGAAACCCAATTGTCCACTAGCCCCGGGGTAATCTTGTCAGATAGCAGTTTGAACAAAATAAAAAACAATGATAGGTTAGATAAAATTTTAATCGAAGGCGAAGCCTCGCATATCGACCATTTAGCCATTTGTTTGCATGGCGTTTGGGATAAAGGCGGCGAACCTTTGGGCGTATCAACTCAAAAAACGGTGAGAACAGACTCAATGGACAAAATACCAGAAGAAACAGCCCCAGAAATGTCGGCGGGCGAAAAAGCCATTTTAGGCATGATGGAGCAAATTATGACGCGCTTGACGGCACTTGAAAGTGCTGAAAAGAAAGAAGCCAGCGGGCATGAAGAAGCCGCCGCAAGTTTAGGCGACCCTGAAAAGGCAATTGACAATGCCGAAGATATGGAGCGCAACAAAGCGCAAATTGACGACGATGATTGTCATAGCGACGACAGCAAAACTAAATTTGCTGACGATGATGACGACGAAAAATCAGACAAAGAAAAAAAAGAAGAAGAAGCCAAAATTGTGGCGGATTCTTTGGCAAAAGAAAATAAATTGTTGAAATCAAAAATTGCAGCCATTGAAGCACGCCTGCCCGTCATCCTTAACGATGCTGAACTTAACCAGCTTAGCGAAGCGCAAGCCCGTGCGGACTCGGTGGCCCATGCGTTTGGCACTAAAGCCCCCGCCCCTATGATGGGCGAAAGGCCATTGTCTTACCGCAAACGGGTTGTTGAAATGTTTAAGAAACATTCAAATGACTGGAAAGGGATTGATTTAGGCAAAATTATGGATGAAGCCACCTTTGGCATAGCCGAACGGGCAATTTATGCCGATGCAACCGCAGTGGCACAAAACCCCGCTTATTACGAAGGCGATGGGCTTATTGAAAACGTCCAAAAATTACGCGGCGGTGGCGAAATCAGCACGTTCAAAGGTAGTCCATCAGCGTGGATGAACCAGTTTAAAGCTCCGTCCCATAAAGTTTCTTTTGCAAGGATAAATAAATGAGCATTACATTAAATCCAATGCTACCCACCAATGCCGCTGGTGGGTTTAGCGTATTATCAGACGGCTATGTGCAAGGTATGGCGCTGCAAGAATCGGCGGTGCGGTATCAGTTAGCCAATGGTTTTATTGGTGCTAACGAAACATACCCCATGTGGGGCGGCGTGGCAGTCACCGAAACAATAAAATCAGACCCGCGCGGAAACCAGATCACACGGGCTACTACCTCTTCGACAAATGGCGTTGGGTCAATCAATGGTTTTGCAGTGGCAAACCAAGCCCATAGTTGGTTGACGACACCTCAATCCCCTGTGCCAAGCGGGCAGCCCGGACAAACCGCTAACTTTTATCGTTTGGGTTCTTTGGCAAAAATTCCCGTTAAATGTGATCCTGCATTTGCAGCAACATTAGTTGGCACACAAGCGGGCGGCGCATTAGAAGTGGCGGCTGGCTGGGATTTTGTGGGTCAACAGTTGATTGCAGCAGAAACGGCAACCGCAGCGGTATCGGTGTCGTCGGCAACTGTAAGCACCACTACCGGCCTTGTCACATTAACATTGGCATCAGCGGTTACAGTCCCTGCCAATGATTACATAAATTTGTCCGGCTTTGTGCCGCTGGTTTACAACGGGTCATGGCAAGTGGCGGCAGCGGTATCAGCCAGCACAACCGTAACTTTTTACGTGCCGGTTGCCACGGCGGTTGCAAACCCAACAATCACACCAAAAGGCCAGCTTAATGCGTTTGGCGGCACACTGAACATTAATGTAATTGGCCTAAACATCGGCAACAGCCGTACTATCGTTTACAACGACCCGCTGGCTGGCGGCAATGGCAATCTGTACTGGAACGAAACCGGTACAGTGGCACTAATTCAAATTTAAGGGCAGACAATGAGCGCAGATATTACCCCTTCATGGGCGCAGGTACATCCTTCGATGGTATTGCCTGAAATCATCATGCAATACCAACAAGCTTCTGGTGCATTTAACATGTTGCCCAATTGTGAACCGTTGGTGCGTTTAGGCAAAGGCATGTTGCAAGTTTATGCCAAGGTAATGAACATCCGAACAAAGTCAACCGCAAGTACCCATGCGGCTAACATTTTGCCGGGGGTTTCAATAACCAGCAAAATGATTAACGTACCCACCTATTTGATACGGTCGGGTGCGGATTACGACCATCACGATATTGAATCGGCAAACAATTGGGGTTATTCATTGCCAGAAGCGCAGCGGCTTGGCATGAGGCAAGGCATTTATCAGATTATGAGAAACGCTTTGTTGTACGGGATGAACCCGTCAACCGGCGAAGGTTTGGCAAACACCGCAGGCGCTACAGCAGTCACATTGCCTCCTGACTCAAACGGCAACCAAAACGTGAGCACCTATGACCCCGGTCAAATGGCAATTTTTTTGCTGACACAAATTGGTGCATTGAAAGCCCGAATGATGCATATTGGTATGCCAACAAAAATTCGCATTTTGACACCACAGAGGGTACAAAGCCAATTGACGTACAGCGGCATTGTCCAATTAACCCAATTTCAACGCGAAGGCGCAGGAACAGACACCGTGGCTGGCATGGTCGAACGGGTTGCCGGTGAAGTGGCTGGCGATGATGTTGAATGGGAGTTAGATGATACATTGATTGGCGCAGGAACGGGCGGCACTGATTTAATTATTATTAATGCGCCCGTGGTCAAAAAGCCAATAAGATCAGGAATCAACACTAACGAATTTGCTACGCTTACCCCTGGCATGGAGGCGACCGTATTGATGCTGTCGGATATGTCAGCCCCAATGGAAATCGTGTCGCCGTTGTCACAAGGCGGCACAAATGTCATTTCCGAAATTCGTGTGACACCGGGCTGGGGATTAAGGCCAGAAGCAATTACTTTAATCAGCATGGCGTATTGATTATGAGATTGTTTGTAGCCAACACAAGCAAACAAAACTTTATATTTAATTACAAAGTTTTTGGCGACCCAATAAACAAACACGTTAATATTGAGGCTGGAAAACAGGCACAATTGCCCATTGATTTTCAGCCGGAAGATATAAGCTACATCATTAGCCAATACGAAGTTTACGGGTTTATCAGTGCCGACAAAGTTAAATCAACAAAGGAATTTGTTGGGCTTTGTTACAGCATTGACAAGCCAATAAATATTAATTTGATCGAATTGGCGTTTACCCATAATGACCAATATTTGGAAGAATTGGGTAAAAAAATCCGCATTGAGGCGGCAGTTGCAATGAACAACCAGCTTGAAGAATCGGCATTGGGAAAAACCGGCGACTTTAAAACATCGGTGGTTGAGGATAAGCAGATAGGAATTGACAAGCCGACATTGGCGGAAGGCGTGATAGTGTCAAAAAAGGCAAAGAAATAAATGCCTACGCTGGCGGACTATCAATCATTTATCCAATGTGTTGTGGGTATAGGGCCGCAGTACCTATGCCCTAACAGCGATGTTGTCACAATGACATATAACATAGCATTGGATATGGTTAATTTGGATATTGCCAACATTAGCAGCATTATTTACGACCAATGCGTTTACAATTTAGCCGCAGACCATTTAATAAATTTTGCCCAAGACAACTACGGGCAAACATTTTTTAGTGATTTGCGGTCAACTTTAAAAATAAACAGTTTTGCCCCCGGCTTGATAAGCGAGTCACATGACGAAATCACCGGACAAACATTGCTAAATCCAGAAGTCATGAAAAATTTATCTTTGGCTAATTTGCAAAACTTAAAAACGCCCTATGGCAGAACATACCTGCAATATGCGGCAACCTACGGCACTTTGTGGGGCGTTTCATGATGACGTTTAAGCTTGGTGTAGAAAATGTTAGCTACCTAAGCCAAGGGTTTATTGCCAAAAATAAAGACGCACAAAACCAAACAACTGGCGAAGCGGCTGATTCGATTGAAAAACAAAACAGCAAAAATGGCGGAAAAGGTGTTATGCAATGTTTTGTTGAAATGATGGAAAGCGAAGGGTTAGCCGATATGATCGGTCAAGCTTATCTTGATAAAGTTCAATCTGGCACAAATGAACCTATTTTTTGCAAGCCATTGCAAGAACGGTTTAAACAAGAAATTTTAAACCAGCAATTTAATGGAAAAATAAAACAAGCGCCAAATAAAAGCGCATTAATGAACCGTTCGCGGTTTAAAAAACACCAGCGAATCATGAACACGCCATTGTTTGACTCCGGCATGTATATGAAGTTCTTTAGGGCTTGGTTGTGAGCATCCAAGAAATAGCGGCAACCCAAGGCTCTCAAATGAGCGCGGCTTTGGTGCAGGGCTTAAACGAACTGTCCGGAAATCAGACAGTCACGTTTAACTTGTATGTGCAACAAATATTGCCGGTTGACGGGTTTATTTTTTGGGTAAATGCCAGTTTGTTGGCAATCCCGCCCGCCAACATGCCTTTGTCTCTGCAAGTTGAAGGGTCGGTGCATTACGATTCCAACCAAGGGCAAAGCGAAGACGAAACAATTGCCGTACAGAATGTGGTGTTTACCACCAATGTGGAGATAGCACCGTTTAATGACATTGAATCCACCACCATGTATTTAGGGGCAATGGATGATTTGACATTTAGTTTTACGGCACGGACAAAATTTTATCGGCAATCAGGGCTTTACCATTATTTTGGTGACGCAACGTATCCGGCAATGTCCACGCAGATCATTAACGATGCGGCGGCACTTGCCAACACCGATAAGGTATTGTCAAACAGCCTGCCCATTTGGCTGGCGCTTAATGCAATAATGCCTGTTTATCCGGCGTATCTTGTGCCAACCAATTTAACACCCCCTTATGCAGTGGTGAACATTTTGGACGGCTCACAAGAAGCGTGGCAATCCTACCCATACATTGATAGCGACACCGCCCATTATCAACTGATAAAAGAAACGGCAAAAATTGTTATTTATGGTTTGCGTAATGATCAAGCGTTATTGTTTGTAGATTACGTTTTAAACGAAAGCCTAAAAGAACAGTTTGGCATTACCAATTGTCCGGTCGTTAAAGATATGGTGCGGACACAATCAGAGTTGAATATTCGTGGCATGAAAAAAACAATTGATTTTGAAGTGAATTATTACCAAACAGTTGCACAATCGATTGCGCGGCAATTGATAACAACGTGCATTCCAACCGTATCATTTAGCTGAGTAAATTTATGAATGTTGCAAAATTGACCGCCTATGTGGCAAAACTGACATCAACCAATGCGATGACACCGTTAAATGTTGCCCCTGAAGGCGCATTAATCACAGGTTCAAGCACCAGCACTGCATTAAACGTAACGGCTGCAACTGTCATCAAAGCCGGGCAAGGCAGGATTGCCAGATTAATTGTCAACACCGCTGGCAGCGCGGCAGGAACAGTCAGCGACGTGGCGACAACCGGCGGCGTGGCTGCGGCTAACCTAATATTTAATATCCCAACCACGGTAGGCATTTATCTGGTTGATATGCCATTTGCAAATGGTCTGGTGGTTACACCAGGCACAGGCCAAGTCATTTCGCTTTCTTACATTTAAGGCTTGCAAATGAGCAATATTGTCAATTACAACATAAGCGTACAGCAAGCCCCCTCCCCAAGTGCGCTACTACAAACCGGTGCTATCGTGTCAGTGGGCGCAACTACATTAACCCCGTATGTCGCCGGAACGGCTGGCGTTGTATTGGGCAATAACGCGCAAGGCTCGGCATTTTTGACCAATGCGGCGGCATTGGCGGCATTATTGGCAGCATCAAAATCCATCAGCACAATGACATGGGCAAGTGGCACGGTAACAGTGACAACTGCAACGCCGCACGGCTTATTGTCCAGCGAAGCCAACATATTGCTGACATTGTCCGGCAATACGGTCACTGGTGGAACAGCGCCAGCGGGTTATAACGGTACGTTCCCATGCACCGTAACCGGCACATCAACATTTACTTACCCTTATGCGTCAAACCCCGGCACATTGGTAACTGGCGGCACAATGCTTATTGCCGATGAAGCGCAGTTGCAAAATCAAGTTAATGAATATTTTACGCAAGCGGGAGGCGCTCAAAGCTCCCCGGTTGGCATTTATGTGTTGGAATTGGGCGACGTAAACCCCTCTGATGGCATAGCATTATTAAATTCATTTAGGGCAAACAACCCTAATCTGATTTACACGTTTTTGTTGCCAAACGAATGGGCAAGCGATTTGGCGGCAGCCACGGCATTTGCCAGCATGATAAGCGCTGCGTCAACGCCAAACGGGCAAGTGTATTTTTACTTTAACATCAGCAACACAACTAATCTTTGGACAGGAAAAAAGAGCGCGGTGGTGTGCAAAAACTCGCCAAATTACTCCGGCACTGAATCATTAGCGGCGGCATTGATGGCTATTTTGCTAAATTATTCGCCTTCTTTGATTCATCGTGTGCCACAAGCGGCTTATTCGTTTTTATACGGGTGTACTGTTTACCCCAGCAACAGCATCGATATGGCGGCTATGGAAGCCAACAATATCAATTATGCGGCAAGCGGCGCTGAGGGTGGATTGTCGAATGTGATATTGAAAAAAGGCGAATACTCGGACGGAAACCAGCTTAATTACTGGTATGCAATTGATTGGTGTGATATTAACGGACATATTGACCTTGCCAATGCAATCATTAACGGGTCAAACAACACGCTCAACCCGCTTTATTACACACAGCAAGGTATCAACACGTTGACAGCGGTATTGCAACGCACGGTCAATCGTGGCGTTTCGTTTGGGCTGATTGGCGGCGCGCCGGTGGTCAATGCAATCCCATATACAACGTACACGCAAGCCAATCCTAACGATTATTCACAGGGCATTTATAACGGTTTGTCGGTGACGTTTGCAACGCAAACGGGATTCTTGACCATATCATTTAGCGTGGTTATCGCCACCAACACCGCACAATAAGGAGCAAATATGGCAAACCCAAGAATTGCACAAGGCACAATCAACCAGATAAGGGGCAGCATTGTTGTCCCGAATAACACCAACCTTAACATTACCGCGCCGCAGCTTGGTAAAGGAAAAATTGCCATTCGATTTACGGGGCAAACGGCATCGTTGATTTTGACCGCCACCGGCGCGGTGCAATCGCCTGAACCTTATGTGATTGTTGAGGTTACGGCCGATATTTTAAAAACGACCGGCATGGCACAAGCATATCGCGGGCAAACCGAACTAAACACCAGCTTAGGCGAAATCAGGGTAGTTACCGACACATCGGCGTTACAAGATTACACATTTAGCAATTGTGCTATTGTGTCGGTGGGTGATTTGCCACTAGACGGCACAGCCGTTGAACAACGGATAACCATCCAAGGCATTTACTATATCAATAGCGACATGTGGAACGCATGATAAACAAACAGCTTAACCTTGTTATTCCGGTTGATATAAAAGATACAAGCGGATGGGTGCATTCAACACCCATAAGTAATGAGGTGTTTGAAAAATATTTTGAACCCATGAGCATAGCATTAGAGCGGCTAGGCGGCAATCTGGTAAATGCGCCAAAAATAGCGGCTTTTATGCTTAAGAAAGTGGCAAAATCACTTGATGAATGGGATGGTTCGGATGGCGTGGAAAACGGCCTGATGAATGAAATTAGGCGCCTGACTAACGTCATTATGCCCAGTGATGCGGGTTGGCAAACCATCCCTTATTACACCGCCATACAACGCGGGATGCTAGAACAAGCCGACATACAAGAAATTGACGGGGCTATTGTTTTTTTTACCTTAGCCTATGCCGTGTACGGGTCGAAACGGATGGCTATGATTTTTCCGATATTGGAACGATGGGGCGGGCAATCGCAATCATTGAGCTGTACGGCATTCACCGATTCATTGCCGACATTGACAGAGGCAGACAGTTTTACCAATCAGGCGATCATGTTATAAGCCACCATCTTGATTGGCTGGCGGATGAAGGCATAGGGGAATTATTTAAGAAATTTAACCCTGACCTTAATTATCAATCGGCCCATGAGTTTAGGCAGCGTTTTTTGATACGGGAATTAAAAAAATATGGCGCTTAAAACGATTGTAGAAATCGAGGTTGACGACTCAAAATTTAAAGCGTGGCTTGAAAAATCCCACAAAGTCACCGTACAAGTGGGCGCACAAGGCAATTTATCCGCCCCGCAAGCCCCAACAATTACCGAATCCCCTAAGCCCTCCTCAATCCCTCCCTCCACAGCAACCAACATGCCTGGTGTTTCGTGGACATACCGGCAAGCACCGCAACCGAACGCCAATGCAAGCGCGCCTAATACGGGGTCGCCGCGACAATCATCAATTGGCACATGGCAAACGCCGTCTTATACGGCACACCCTAATAATGGTTTTGTCGGGCCTATGCCACAAACGGGCCAGGTCAATGCAGCCGCAAAAACTCAGCCTTCAGTTACAGGCTCTCCGCGACAATCATCAATAACTAACAATCTTGCAAGAAGAAATGACGGATTTGGTCCAGTAGAATTGTTGCGCGGCTCGTTAAGCCTTTATGGGCATGGAGCCGATATGTTAAAAAAACCCGTGGACAGTTTTGTTCATGGGTTAAAAGACGCAACAAAAACGCTGGCTAAATTTACCTTTGGCGTAGGCGTGGCGGCAACATTTTCTGTTGGGAAAATGAGCAGTGACTTAGAAAAAAAGTCATTTACAGCGCGTGGTTTGGGGCTAAATTTAGGGCAAAAACTGGCATTTGAAAATGCGTACAGGCCAGTGACAGACCCGGAAGCTTTGCTAAGCAAAATACAAGAAGCGCAGGTCGATTTGCAGCACACCTACAAGCTTTTTACCCAAACAACGGGCATGAAAAAAGAAGAGCTGTATGGAAAATCAACCACCGAAATAGGTGGCGCATTAGTCCAAAATTTTAAAACGCTTATTGACCAGCTCAAAAGCCAATATGGGGCGGAGTGGAAAATGGCATTGTCGCAACGCATGGAAAGCCAAGGATGGGGGCATTTTTTTTCAGCGGAAGATGCAACCCGGCTTGAAAGAATGCCGGCCGAACAAGTTGGCGGTTTTCAATCTGATTATGAGTCAAAATTAAAATTATTGGAAATTACCGACAAACAAATAACGGAATGGACTAGATTAAACCAAACGCTTGATATGGCTGGAAATGAGCTTGAAATTAATTTTATGAAACGGATTATTGAGCTTAGCCCTGAATTGATTAAACTGACCACCGCATTAAAAGATGACGTAAACCAATTGATTGGGTCTGATAAATTTAAAGATGGAATAACCAGCGTGGCAACCGGATTGCATGACCTTGGCAATTATTTGTCGTCTGAAAAATTTACAGCTTCAGTTAAAGGATTTGTTGAATTTGTTGAAAAAACAAGCGATATTTTTAATTTTGAGCCTACAAAACCAAAAAGTATTATTGAAGCTTTAGACGCGACAAGTTCCCATTTTGGCGCAATTGGGGAAGGAATAGACAAAGGGTTAGGCCCAAGAAAAAAACTGTCTGACAATTTGTTGTTTAGGTCGGTTGGCAATGTCAAAGAATGGGTAAAAGAAGGGTTAAAAAGTTCCACTAACAGCGCATTTGCCAAAATGGAAGGTGCAGAAAATTTTTTGACCGG